GCCAACCCCCTTAAAGAATTAAAAGGATAAACAAACCACTAAAGGAGTCTAAACTATTTGAAAGGATTCAGGAAAGAAAAGTAACTCACTGTTGCAACAAGTTTTGTCTTCAAAGAGACAATCCATCTTGGCGTGAACCAAGAAACAGCTCCAACAGCGTGTTCAAGATTTTGTCGCACATCTGCGATTTCAGCAATGTAATCAGCTTCGCGTTCTGCTGCAGCCTGCACACGCACATTTGCGGTTGCAAGTTGCTCTTCAGTGTCACGAAGACGACGTCTCAAATCGGCGATTGCTGCACCATGTTCGGTCCTACATGTTTCAGCAGCATCAATTGGAGCCAACAAAAGCGCAATCAATTCTTGATCTACATAGGCAGAAACATCAATCAAATTGTGCATGTTTCCACGCACAGCTTGTTGGACAGAGCCATACACAATAGCCCGAATTCTTGGAACACCAACAGTTGGATAACGCGCCACAGCAGCAGTGCTTAAATCTTCAGACCAGTTAGTGATGAGATCACCAGCATCATTTGAACTGACTTCAGATAATTTTTCAACATTGGCTTGTTGGGCCTGAATATGGTTGTCAAAAGCACTTTTTGTGCGACGATTCTTTAACAAGGCAGTGGTCAAAGTTTGCAAAGTGAAAAATGAAGCACCCTCAGAATTCGCATATGCACCGACAACATGAATCAAATGAGCAGAACGCCCTGACACAAAACACCTATAAATTTGCCACAAAATTTCTGACACCAATTTGACACCGGCAGGCAACACATGGCCTTCTTGCTGTGAAAGCACAGTCAAAAATTGGTGCAACAAACTCTTATTGGCATAATCAAAGGATGTTTCGGCAGCTGCAAGATATGCAGTGACACAAGCAAAAACAACATTCTTAGCAGCGCCAGCAGCAGGAGGACGTTGAAAAATTGGCCTTTTTGTCAAAGGACCAAAAGTCGTTCCAGGTAAAGCAGGCCTCGGTTTTGCTCCAAAGCCTGCACCTTTGAACCACAAGAAAGACGCAACACAATGCGCAGCAGCAGTGCTCGAAGTGTCAATGTTGAAGCCATCAAAGCCCATGACACTAGTTTCAATTGAATACTGCACTCCTTCACGGATCCATCTCCAACCACGTCGACCATTTGTGAAATTTCCATCAAAAGGGCCTGTAAGGGCCACAGCCGAAAAATCGGCACCAGCAACAAGAGCTTGTTTAGGAATTTCTGACATATTTGAACTAAAAGAACAAAGAAAAGTCTCAACACGACCAACGCGACCTGCGCGTTTCGATAAACTCATCAGGGTCTTAAATCAAATCAAAAGTCGCACGGGCTTGCCTGAGTGATATCAAATGGCCAGCAAAGCCCTGCAGCCCTTGGTTTGATTGGGTTCCAATAACAACACTCCTCCAGGAATTTTGTGTAAAATGTCCAACAACATTTCTCAGATCCATTCGGAAGAGTGGCATCAACAGCCTTGATTGCTGAATGTCCTGACCATTAACCACATTTCTCGGAGCAAAGTCCGTGGGCTCTTGGCCAGTGCGAAAATATTCAACAATGTCAAGGCACAAGCCATTGAATGCATTCAAATGGGCCTGATAAGCAACAGGATTGCGAGCAATCCATTGGGAATTCTTTTTAGCTGCTTCAACCAAAAGCATCATCATTGCTATATGACCCTCCAGATTAGATGTAGGCTCAGATCTAGCAAATTGAGTGAGAATTAAAGCAACACCATCATTGTACGGCCCCCAAATAATTTGACCAATGGAAGGCAACGTGCGTGATCCACTTTCCAACAAAGCTCGTACCACAACATTGGCAGGAAAATCAACAGTGGCAGGACGTGCGCGAGGCACATGTAAAACATACGCCCAACCATTGTTCGTTCGTCCAGTTCGTCCACAACGTTGTTTGATTAAGCCGTCGGATATTGTATATCGATCAACACCATGCAAGCCATCCGACATTTGACAGTCACGTGTGATGACAATGTCAACATTAGGAATGGTAATGCCGACGTCTGCAGCACTAGTTGCCAAAATGTATGTGCAATTATCAGGGATTTCAACACCACGCGAAGAAATAGTGCCCACACGACCAGGGAGCACATGTTCCAAAGCTTCCATTTCAGCAAATGAATCAACAAAAATCAAATGCTTCATAAAAGGATTGTGACCCCTTGAAATGGTCTGCACATGGTAAATAAAACGGCCAACATGATCTGCTGTTTGGTTGACCCCCAGTTCTTCAAAAGCCAAATCTATTCTATCATAAGAATACACATTGCTTGAGGGAAGTCGCAACACAGGTAAATTCAAATCAACAGGAGTGGCAGACGTGAAAATCACTTTCTCATCACTATGCAAAAGAGTCCTGCAGGCCATCATATGATCAAGTTCTTGGACATGGAATTCATCTACAACGAAAAGAAAACCATGGCCCATGAACCTTTGTGATGCCAAAGTGAAGAACCTTGATGTGACATAGACCACACTACTGTCATCATCATTTTGGCCCTCGCCATTCAAATAGCCAAAATTTGCAGGGAAGCGATTATTCATATACCCAGCCAAACCAGTTGTCAAATTGACTCGTGGTTCCACTACAACAACTTTGACATTTGTTGACAAATGAATGCTCCAAATCATGTCTGTGCTCTTGCCTGAACCAGTTGGAGCTTCGACAACAAATTTTGTTTGCAAAGGGTTGAGCAAAAACATATCAATGTCTCTAAATGAAACAGGAATGCTTTGCCACAACCTATTTCCAATTGCAACTACACAATCATCCACAAAGCCAACAACGTCCGGAATTTTGGCCTGTCGGATGAAAGTTGTCACAAAAGGCATTTCTGGCAAAACCACAAAATTCAACACATATATGAGAGCCAGATTGTAATATGATATTGCAAATTTTGGCCGTGTTTGTGACACATGACCATTCAAAATAAAATTTGCACTAATCAATTTTGAAAAGAATCCTGTCACCCAGAATGCAAAAGAATATGATTTTGAATTGTGAAGCAACATATACAACCAATGGCGAACAATCAAAGTTGTATGTGTTTCACGCACATCATTAGGAATCTCTTTAGAAAGGTAATCATAAGAGCAATTGCTTAAAATACTTTCAAGATGACCCTTTGTGGCACAAGAGTTCGCAACTGTGATAAATTGCTTTGGCCATGAAAGTTCTCTCCTGTAAGTGCGCATCATGTATTCAATTGGTCCAAAATACCGGAGTGCAGGGTTAATCAAATCCGGCACATCTGAAAAAGCACCAATGATACGCTCAAAAACAGAAAATTCACCATAGAACACCATGGAATCAGGCAAAGTGATCACATCAAGCTCATCATCTTGTGACTCAAAAGGAGTGTGTGCAGTGAACCAACTCTCAATGACTCTTTCATATGATGGAACAAACCTGCCTTGTTGTGCACGAATGTTCGGGTAATGACTAAAAATTTTCTCAATGCCACTATGAATCGTGTCATAAGCACTTTTGTTATGTGCAGTCAAATAAAGAAAAGACACAAGTCGTTTAGCACGATATGTGGGCTCTTGATTTAAAACTGCAGCAGTGGCTTTTGACAACAAAGACAAAGGATCATGATAAGTCAAAAATTCAGGAAAAATGAAATCATCACCAAAAATTTTCCTTAACAAAGTCTTGTCATCAACTGTTGGCTTGCGAGGCATTTTCTTCAAGAAAGGAATTTTTGTCAAAGGAACACCTTTTCCTCCAGAAGGGACTTCTTCTCGCATGGTCACTCCCCAAGTGGCCATTGTCTGCACAATATTCTTCCAATGCCATGAAGAAGGTGCATTGTCTGAAATTGACAAGACATGGTCATCACCATAGACACTAAGTTCATTGTAATGCTTGAACTCATCTGCAGACCTTCCAGTGATTTGTTTCCAAGCAACAAGGTAATAAGCAACCATTGCCAAGGAATTATCACCAGATGTTGCAGCGTGCCCGGTCATAAGACCAGAACCTTTATGATGAACATTCCCAGTCGTTGATGAAACAAGCCGTGCATGTTCAATCAAATCATAAGTCCTGTCAATAATTTTTGATATGGCTGCAATGTCACGATGGTTCTCAAAGCCCTTCGAACGAACTGCCTTGATCAACCTAATTACTGGCCCAACAATTGTTGAATCAAAAGCTGTGCAGTCACCTGCAAAATGCTTTGTGAAACGGGAATGACGAGACCACATCGCCTCAAAAGTGCCATGTTTCATGGGCATTCCCAGTTTGATGGGCGTTTTCTCATATTCAAAACGTTTGTTAGGAACAGCTGAAAATACCATCTGCACAATGTACTCAGGCAACATGGCTGCAACAGGTGTGCGCACGACATCATTCATCCATTTTGAAGGCCTCAACCACTCCCGTTTAGTGAAAAACTGGGCATGTGTGTCAAAAAGAAGCGCATATTTGGCCATATTATTGAAAACATCAACCACACCTCTTGGGGTCACCCTTGAAATCCACTCACGTCGTGGCAATTTCCTGAAACCTCCCAAGACATTACGTTTAGATGATGTCGCATATGTGCCCACATTGAACTTCTTATTCCAACCTTTGTAAATGGCCCAAATCGGAGTAATTTTTGAATTTCTAAAAATTTCTTTGACCATTGGCCATACCACATCAAGCACATCATCAGGCTCGGGGAAATGATTGACCGGATTATAGAAATATCTAGCAATACTATTTAATTGATTGTCAACATTTTGGTAAGAGAATGAAGGCTTATACTCTTCCACCAGATGTTGAAAACGCCTGAACTCTGGCTGCGCGTATGCCTTAAGTGCCGGCGCATGAATCCTCCAATTAGTGCCACCAATCAACCATTCGGCGTCAAATTTGCCATCCGCAACACCGGTGACTGGATCATCAGCAGTGATCGAGACATCCACAGGATAGCCGACATCTCGCCAAAAAGAAATGTATTCATCGATGGACTCATTTATCCTTTTCACTTCATCATTTGTCATGCCTGCTTCATGAGCAGACCTGAAGACTTGTGGTAACCTGACACCATCAACAAATTTTGCAAAGGCCATTGCCGAACTTCTCAAAACCTTTGCAAATTTTATTTTCCGAGTTGCCTGAGGGTTATTACGATGAACAATTAAACCCATCTCATAGAAAAGAACCACAAATGAGATGAGAATGATTGAAATAACATCCCTGTGAAACAAACGAATTTGTCTCCGCTCGGTCCAGGTCACCTGCACTGCATCACGTAATTGGTCTTTGACTTTATGAACGAAGCCACCAGTCCTTGACAACAAAAATATGCCTATATGGTTAACAACTTGCTCAAGAGGGTACAAATTCGTCCATATGCCTACGCCACAAATAAACATTGTGAACATAAGCAACCTGAACACAGTTGATGAAATGACCCTCTTTGTCAACACAAGTAATATGATCGTGTATAAGGACAAGATCATATAAGCTCGTGTCATGAATGGTTGCAAAAACAACTCTGCCACTGAGACTGGCAAGGAAATGATGACATGCCAAAAAGAGTCCTCCGCAAAACGATGCTTGTACCTAGATACAAATTCAAAACATAATGAACGAAAACATGTTGAAAACAAACCACAACCCGCCACCTCAAAAACAAATGCCCACAAGGACACTTTGAAATGATAAAGCACAAAAGTTGCAAAAAGCAAAGGGAAAATGATCCATAGTGCCATAAAACACAAAGTGACCCCATAGATTAAAATAATGCCAACAATGGCAAAACTGCCTAATGCGAACAATTGCAAAAGCAATGATAAGATTGACAAAATTAACAAAAACATGTTATTCAAAGCAACACGCCCTATCCCATCACAGGATTTCAACAAACTCATCAGGGGCAAAATTAAACAAATTTAGAACTTAAAAGAAGCTCACTGGAGCCTCACACAGCCTTCCAAAGCATGCCCATGGTCAATGCACCATACCATGAGACAACAAGGGTTGCTGGAAACCAAGCATAAGTCTTGACAACATTGAAAATATCTCCACCAAATTGAGAAAGAGAGTTCATCCTGTCATCCCCAAAGGGGTTAACAAAAGGAGAACTGAACTCTCTCCAAACTGAAATAAGAAGGTCTTGTCCACCTTTGAATGCAGACAAGAAATCCTTCTTAATAAACTTTGGCCCAACTTTGTAAGACTTGTAAGGCACATGCAACAAATAAGACGTGTAACGTGCCCATTGTGCAGCAGCATTACCAGCAAACTCATAAATGAAACGGATTGGATAACCAATCCAACCTTTGGGCTTTCGAGCAAAGGTGGTCATATTCGTAAGCCACCCAGCCCCTGTGCTTTCTGGGACGTCAAAACCTCCAAATTTAAAGCAAGCATTTGAAAATTTGTTCAAATACAAACTTGCCTTAGTCAAATAATGAAGGGCAAGTTGCCCTCGAGTCAACACGGGAATGTGCATGACAAAATCAGGCAACTGTTGATCATTGGTATATCCAGGGCGACATGCAATCCACATCTGTCTCAACTGGGTCATGAAAATACTCACCATTGAAGGATATTCAATCATGTTAACCTCAAACCTCTTGACAATGTCAAGTTGTCTGAGCAACACATTGACATCATCGTAAGTGTCATAGTAATGTGCATTCATGGCCATGTCCATTTGAGATTCAGGCATCACCATGTTTGTCAAGAAATAGAACACACCAAAAGGTTTTAACTTCTGGGATGGCATCCCCATCACAAAACGCATGTCATAAGGCATTGGCAATGCCATAACTTCAAAAGTGTTTTCAATTCTCACGGCATCATTTGGATCATCTTGTTCGGCTTCATTTATGCGGACCGTCCGAGTAATCGCACGAGCCCAACACAACAAGAAAACACCTTGGCCTTCAGTCCAGG